TTTTTGGGTATAAAAAAGAGAAGCTGGGCAAAACCAACCTCTCTATTTAGTTATTTTTCTATTACCATTTATTCCCTAGAAAGGTAAGTCAGAATCCCCGATAGTAATTGCACCAGCTGACATAATTGGATTTACATCCGATACATCGTAATATTTCGCTTTAGCAGCCTTTCTTTTTTCTTTTACACCATCAACCACCTTGTCATATTCCTCATGTTTAACGGTGATTTTTAAATTTTTACTGATAAGCTGTTTAGCCATATCTTCCGCTGAATTGAATGGATGTCCATGTGGAAATCCGCAAGCTTTTAGCAATGAATTTACAATTTTCACTGAAACCTCATGATCAAAAGTGAATGTGTTGTACTGTATTTTTGCACCTTGATGATTTTGTGGCACATCACTACGAACCTCGAAATCTACTGTTAGTTTTGGTTTACCAGCTTGTGTTTTACCTGCTTCAGCATTTAAAATTACTGCTTCATATTTTCCTTCTGCTACCAATTCGAATGCTACACTTGCATTTTCCTCATCAAATTTAAAGAATGACATTGTTTGTTTCCTCCTAGTAATTGTTTTCGTTATTTACTAAACCAAAGATTTCATCTTGGGAAAGTTCATCTTGCAGTAACCAACACTTGCGATAATGTTCAATGTTAGACATTAGAATTTTCCTTACTGGGTATTAATTCTTCTTGAACGCAGCCTTTACGCTGATCTAAATGATTCTTAGCAGAAACACTTTGGTCACCTTCTAAGATAAAACCGCGTGTACCATCTGCCTTTTTAACCAATCTTCCTACAACATGAACAATGCCCATGATATGGTTTACAATCTTATCACGGATATCTGGAACAAATTGATTGTACTTTGCACCATTATCCTCAGTGATTTCACGCGTTGTTTCCCAAGCAGTGTAAACAACATTAAAATCTAATGCATTAAAGGTTTCTACTAATTTCAAAAGATGATTATCTAGTAAAGCGTAATCCTTTAATTCTGGCATTCCACTTTTTGTATTTTCTCCTTTCTTCAGCAGCCAGAGTTTTTGATAGTGTGTTAGATTGTCGATAAAAATATTGTCGTATTTCCCAGTATTGGCTTTTGCAATTGCATAAAATTGCAGGATGCTATCGTGAGGATTGTTACCATCTATTTTCGCTACATCGACATTTGAATATCCTTCTAACACTTGACTTGTCCCATCAATATCAAGGACTAGCGTTTTGCCGTTAAGTAATCCGGCAACCGTTGTTTTACCGTTACCCGGCTTTGAATAAATGATGATTTTTGCCTTTTTACTTTTGGTAATTTGGGCACCGTTTGTTATTTCCAATTAGTTCACTCCTTTTCTAATCCACGAACACAGTATCTGATACTACCTGTTCATTGCTTGTTATTTTTACAACTGTCTTATCAGATGGCTTTAACTTAAAGGTTTCTATCTCATAATCATTAATGACTGATACACTACTCACATAGCCGCTTTTATAAGTTAGAAACTCTCCGTCCCAGTACCAATGGTTGGTTAATCTTGGGTAATCTCTGCTGTAATAGCTAATTTCAGATGGATTGATTGTTTTTAATAAAGCTTTTCTTCCTACGTAATCTATTTTTCTACCAAACTTAGGATAGGCTTCAATGAATTTCTCAAACACTTCCGGCAATATTTCTTGCAAATGAGCTAAGAACAAAGGAACTTTTTCTTTTTGATAGCTTGTAATTTCTCCACCCATCAAAGCTTGTGGTCGATACGAACAGATTCGGTATATCAAATCACTGTTGAATTTTTCTAATTCTATATATGAATTGCTATTGCTAAACAAAGCCGGTTCATCAACTGAGTACTTTCCATTTTCGGTTTTGGTTATTCTTATAAATGGATAAGGAAAAACCACGACACCATCAATAATTCCTATTTTTTGTGGAGGGTAACTCAGTCTGTTATAGAACTCATGGTCTTTCCATTTCCGTTTGAATTCCCCGTATTTTCTTGCTCTGCTTGTGTATCCTCTTACAGTACTTACACTTCCAAACTTACAGCTAGGACTCAAAACTGACCGTACAGCCATGCATTGACCGTTTTTAAAATAAGAGCACTCATTATGTTTATCACAGGAAATAATACTTGCTTCTAATGGAGTTTCTTTCCCTCCGAATATGCCTTTTCCACCATATAAACCGACGTTAATTACTTCCATTTTTGCTACACCTCCACTCCTACTGCTTTTAGTGCGGCTTTGCAGATTGCCATAGGTGTGCTATCTTCGTAACCTTGGTATCGGTCTTTAAGATAACCATTAAAGAAACGTTCTGATATGGTCACATTGGTTTTTCCTTGTTCGATATGAATCTCAACAAATTCATATCTAGCCTGTAGTAATTCCACCACTAACCAAGCATCTTTAATATCAGTGGATGGTCTAAAATCCCTTTGTGACTTTAACCATATTGGAAACTCTTCAACGGTAGGTGCCCACCACTCCATGTGATTCGCATCAGTAAGGGAGAACCATCCCATTACCTTTTCAGCAATCAATTTATCAATCTCTCGATTGTCCACTGTTATACCTCCACAGAATAAGAGATTGATTCTGGCTTAACTGTCATCCCAGGAACTAGTTGTCCATTTTCATCGACTACAACCTTTTGGCCAGAAACTTCCACAATCTTGACTGCCTTTTTAAAATCAGCCCATTTCAAACTATTTTTGATGTAATCATCCATACCGTTTTCAATGACATGCTGCAGGATGGCTCCTTCATTTTCTTTCTCCGGGGCTTCCTTTGATTTGCGTGATTTTGACTTACCGTATGGCGTGCTGATTGTTTTAGCCTTTGGATCTGATGCAAGTTGTTGGGCATGATAGATGGAAATCATATTTTCAAAGAATTCAACACTGCTAGAAATTGTGGACAGTTCCCCGCGCTCCCATTGGGCAATACGGTCACGTTCGATATCAGCAACCTGTTTGATTTCCTTTTCCTTTGACTTCAAAGCGGACAATTTACGGAATGCCCAGTTAAGGCTATTAAGGTCCGTAATTTCAAACTTAGTTTCCTGTGCCTGGATTTCTTCAACTTCCATTAGTTCGATTTGCTGTAATG